CGGCGGAGCAAGCATGTATCGCCGAGTCACCGCCCAGCCCGGCCATGCGCTTTGGATACATTCCACTGACGGAACGTATTGGGAATGGTGCGGCGACGCTGGCGGGATGAAGATTCTGGTCCCAGAAATGGCCGGAGCTGTCGGCGATGCGGCATGGTCCGAAGGAACCGCCGGTTCTTGGACCGGGACCGACAACACCGTTGCGCTTCAGAACGTCATCGACGCGCATATGTATTTCGGCCTTGCGGATCGAGTGAGCTTCCGGGGATTTACCAGGACCGCGGTGAACCTCACCGGCTGCTACCGAACCACCACCTCGCTCCAGCTCGGCTATGGTGATGCGTTCAGGACCTGTCGCCTAGAAGGTCCAGGCCGAGCGATCGGCGCCGGTTACGCACCTTTGATCCTTTGCGACTTCACCAACGCCCCTGCCGTCTGCGTCAACGGCGGCCGCGACACTATGATCACCGGCATTAGTTTCTGGGGCCGGTTGTGGGACTGGATCAACAACAACAACATGGGCCTGGTGGGCGGTGCTCTCAACGACGACAGCATCGCAGCGAATTGGGTAGGCACGGCCTCTGGTGGCCCGACCATGTCAGCAGCGGCCGATACCCAATACACGCAGTATTGTGGCATCTGCATCGATCCCTACTCCGGCCCAATCCCCTCGCCAGCTTACCCCAACTTCACTCGGCCATCTTACGCGGGTGGCGGGACGATGTATTCCACGGTCGGTCTGACGACCAACACCGGCAACCAGACCCCGTCCTCAAACACCTTCATGCGCAACTGTGGCTTCCACGGGTTCGTTGTAGCCGTTGCTTGCCAGACATCAAACTGGGATTCCAACGGCGACTTCACTCGCACCGACAACTGCGTCTTCGAGAACAACAAGGTCTGCATCGGTGTCGGCAACACCCAATCCCGCGAAGTCGCTTCGCAGGGCTGTAGCTTTGCCAACGCTTATGTCATCTGGGACGGAAATACTTATGGCCATCAGGCCGGTAAGATCGGTGGCCCACAGCTCGGCTGCGATGGTTCGGGATGCATGAACGTCGTCAACATTGGCTCGACATCAATCTCCGCCCCATTCAGCCTCGTTACGTTCTACATCGAGGCCGGGTATAAGATCGGCCTTATCAATGCCGGGTCCGGGTCCGAGACTTCGATCGGCTTCTATGACTGTCAGTTCGACTTTTCGGCCCAAAACCCATCCTACACCCGAGGCATTCCGCTCGTGATGCTCGACGGTGGTAACCAGGCCATTGGCCTTCGATTCGTCGGCGGTGTGATGACGAACTATTGGTCCGTGTTCACTACCTCCTACATGTCGCCGGATATCACCTTCGACGGCACACGTTTCCAATGCCAAGTGCTCCGCTATGGAACTGGTGGTCCGGTCGGTAGTGGCAACGGGGCTGCGTATAAATGCCTTGCCTCTAACGCCACCTGCCAAGGCATCATCATGGCGCGTTGGAACAACCTCAACGAGCGCCAAGCGAAGCAACGCGTTGCATTTGAACAGACCAACGTCGACACCGTGGCCAGTTTCTACTCTAACTGGTCGGGGCCGAGGCAGCGCTATGCCGCCAGGCCACAGTGCGCCAGCTACTTGGCCGACCGGCTCTGCGCCAGTGGCCAACCCGACGATGATGGGGTGATCAATCCCCAAGTCCGATGGATCACGACCCTTGACAAGGGTTCCCTCGGAACGCCCACCAACGCCAATTCCGGCGGCAAACTAGTCCTAACCTTCACCATGCCGGCCGGCAACACACCGGCCACGATATTCCAAAATGGCCCAACCAATGGCGACTGTATCTGGGACGATTCAACCGGGACTGTTTGGTGGGTTCGGTCAGTGTCCGCTGCCTCGCCGCCGGTGATCACCGCGGTTCAGCAGAATAACTACAAGACCGTCGGTGGCGTGGCCCAGGCCATTACCCCGATCGCCTTCACCGCTGGAACGTATTTCTGGATACTCGTCTCCAGGTTCTACACCCCAACCACCTACACCGTCGGGAACTTCTCCACCACCGCGGCCACGATCACATCCGTCGGCGCCCCGCAAGGCGGAAACTCTTGGGTCACCACCGACATCAAAGTCGGCGATTTGATCTGGAATGACGACTGGAGATCGAATCAGTTCTCGGCCGTGAATGGCACCCTAACCGCCGTCACTGCCGCACAGCTCACTATGTCTGGCAACGCTAACATCGCCGGCACAGCGGTCCCGCTACGATTGTTTGTCCGAACTGCTCCGGCCAACAGCGCGGTGAACTGACATGAAAGCGCTAATCGCAGCCCTCCTCGCAACCGCTGCTTGTCTCTGTCTCCCGCCTTCGGCCCATGCGCAGAATGTGACCTGCGCCACGCGGCCACAAGGAGATTCGACCAACGCCTGCGCCAGCACAGCGTTCGTCCAACAGGCCTTGAGCGGGGTCCAGGTGTCCCCGCCGCTCTGTGTGGTCAGCGGAAACCTAACCGTCTGCCCCAACCCACAGTTCGGCGTGTCGGTCACTGTCGCCAACCCAGGCGGCTCGTCTACTTTAGCCCTGGAGAATGGAGGGCCTAACTACGCTAATGTCATTGCGGGCTACACCGGGTCCATTACCCCGTCGCTTCGTTGGGGCGTGTTTCTAGGCGACTCGGCGCCTGAGGGTCCTGGCAACGTGGGCTCGAATTTCGCCATCAACGCCTACAGCAACACCGGGGGTTATATCGGCCAGCCGTTTAATATCAACCGCTCTAACGGCGAGGTGGTTCTAGGTAGTGGATTCCCGAACGCGATTATGGCCCTCAACCACGCCCTTGGCCCAGGTGCCAGCGCCCTTCAAGGCTGGACCAATGGGATCCTACGGTGGCAGCTCCAGTTCGGTAACGCGGCCGCGGAATCTGGCGGGAATGTTGGGTCGGATTTTGGGGTCTACAGCTACAACGACTTCGGGGCCTATCTCGGCAACCCATTCTCGATCAATCGCGCCACCGGCATCGGCAGCTTCTCCAACGGCCTCCAGGCGCCGACTTGGTCTTGCGCCGACAACTCCGGCAACGCAGCCACGACCGCCTATGTCCACAATTGCTCCAACGGATTCTACACCAACCCGAAGTTCGCGGGAGCTGTTAACATCCCAATCGCCAACCGCCTCTCGGTCTTCGCGACCGGCGCCGATACTGGAGTTAGATGCGACGGTTCGACCGATGATTGGTATGCCCTTCAGACCTTAATCAACGGAGTCTCGAACCAATACTTTGGCGGCATGATCGTTCTTCCGAACGGGCTCTGCGTTCTTTCGAATACCCTAACTCTCCCGTCGCACGTCTACCTCGTCGGCCAAGGTAGGGACAATACCGTTCTCTACAACACCGCTGGCGATGGCGCGACGATGATTTACATCGCCAACGCGAGCTATGTCGCTGTTAGGGACATTCAACTCCAACATTCCACTTTCCAGACCGTTGGGCAGACTATCTACGTCGCCAATTCCTCTCACGTCCTTCTCGACAACTTTGAAACCTACGGATCGAGTTGGGGCGTAGCTTGGGAAGGTGGCGCGAGCCAAGATATCGGCTATATCCACAACTTCTACATGCTTACCCGAAACGGGATATTGGTGGGGAATGATAACTCGGGCGTTGTTGGCGATCTCGACATCGACCACGGCCGAATTATCGCCGGCGGCGGCTATACCGGCGGCTGGGGAATTTGGCTGGACAACACCAACGCCATCCGGGTCACCAACGTCAACGCCACCGGGTTCAGCACCGGCATTGGGATCGGGCTTTATCCATCGGCCGGCCATAATACTCAATACACCTTCCTCGAAAACGACATATTGACGTTCAACTCCGAGGGCATGCTCATTCAACCCTCCGTTGGCACCGGAATTTACTACGTCAAATTGACCAACGTCATCGCCGGCGCCAGTGCGGGGAATGGGTTTCAGATCAACTGCAACGTAGCCTCGTCGCTTTGTGGCGCGTTCCAGTTCGACAGCCCGTTGATGTGGCGAAACCAAGGCCATGGGATGTTTGTTGATTCGACCCAAAGCATGTCGATCTCCAATGGAATGGCCTGTAATAACAGCTGGACCCACCCTAACTCCTCCAGTGGTCTGTGGATCAACAACAACACTCAGCATGTCATGGTCACTGGCGGGCAGTATGGCGGCTGCGATCCTAACGGTGGCACGGAGCAACAGGCCTATGGTATCACTATAGGTGTCGGGGCCTGCTACATCATGCTCCTCGGCATCGACCTGTCGACCAACATAACCGGCCCATATCAAAACGCCTCTGCCTGCGGCAACGTCTCGATCGCCTACGTTTGGTAAAGGAGAACCGAATGGCCAGATGGAAGCTCGCTACCCCTCACTATCTCCATTGCGTGGATGCTACTGAATGGGAGTATCAGGAAACCGACCGAGGGTCCGGCCGACAGATTCGGAAGAAGTTCACTGTCCCGCGCTATGTCGATCCAAAGGACCCAATGGATTGGACTAACCGTTGGGGGCCACAAGGAAACACGGAGGGCGAGGTGATTGTCTGCCTGCCTAACAAAGGCGAGCGGCATGACTTGGCCTTCCTCGGCGATCCCACGCCAGACATGATCCCGGTCGACGATGAAGCTCGGGCCATTTCGGCCGGTTTCGAAGACCGCTGGAAGTTCAAGCCCGACACCGACATGCCGGGGAATTATTCCCAATCCATCGTCGACCGGTTCGAAGAGGCGATGGCATCGGCCCAGGCCAATCAGGCCCCGGTTAGGATCGAAGGGATGGACCAGTTCATGGTCACCATGGCCTCGATTCTTCAACAGAATTCCGAACTCATCAAGGCCCTGACCGCCAAACGTCGAGCGGAGCCTGAGCTTCCGCTGGAACAAGCGGTCGATGACCTCGAACCTCTCACCGACTTCACCCCTGAGGAAAATTCCCGGGCCAGTAGGCGAGGCCTCTAATGTTCATCCAGTCCAACCCAGGCGGGGCCATCACCGGATCAATAGCCTCCGGCGGGTTGGTCTACGCTTTCAACTCCATCTCAACCACCCCTCAACCGATCCTCTCGCCCGACCCCGCGCGGGTGTCAGTGACCTTCCACAACCCTGGGCCGGTGGATATATTCATCGGCCCGATGATGATCCAGAATTCTGGCTCGGATTCTCCGCTGGTCCCAAACGTGGCGCTTTTGGGCGGATGCTTCCGGGTCTATGCGAATGGTGGCGCCCTCACCCTAACCGGCGAAGTCCAGAAGCAATGGCAAGCCTTCTCGGCGAGTGGTGTCAACAACCCCTTAACCGTAGTTATGTCAAGGATATAACCATGCCCCCAAAATCCGAACAACAGCGCAAAGCCATGGCCGCGGCTATGAGCGGCAAGAGCACCCTCGGCATCCCGAAGAAAGTCGGGAAGGAATTCATAGCCGCTGATAAAGGCGGCAAACTCCCGAAGAAGGCCCCGAAAAAGAAATGACCGTTGCAGATTCACTAGAACGAATGGCCAGGGACATCAAACACCTCCGGTCGATGATGACCCGAATCGCCAATGCTATCGATGAGGCCCAGAGCGAAGTGCCGGAGAAGATGCGGCGGTTCACCAACTACATGCATGACATCCATGATGTCACTTACATGTATGAACAGCGCGGGTTGGTCATCCCGGCCTGGATCGCCAGAGAAATGGAGCGCTGTGACGACAGGCTCCGTCAACTCCTCGAAGACCTCCACGCTGATGCTGGAGCCTTCGAGCAGGTGAGAAGGGAGATGACCGAGCGGGGCGGGAACCGTTGGGACCATACTAGATTTCTACCGAAAGGAACCAAGAATGAAGCAGGGAACGAGTAAGACCTACGCCGACCACAAGGTCGAGCCGAAGGCCCACCATGTGAGCATCGACAAGGTGTCTGAGATCGGTGTCCACCAACACCGAACAAAGCACATTGAGCTATATAAGGGTCGGGGCTACGAGGCCCCTAAGACCGGGGTTACACAGCATCATTGTGGATCACAAGGGAAACATTAATGGACTGGACAAAGGCATGGACGCTCGTCGAGCTCTATACCAAGCTGCCGAGCGTTCCCAACACCGACACGCTTATGGCGGCGGTGCAGATAGAGCTATCTGAACTCGACGACGAGGCCGTGCCTATTGTCGAGGAATGGAATGCTCGGCCGAAGGAAGTGGTCGAGAAACCGATCGAGTATACTATGGGAGAAGGCGGGGACCCTTACGCCGGCAACGAGCCCAAGCCGATGCCCACGAAGGTGGGCCCTCCAGGGACTCGTCGCTACCCTTCTGGGGAGCCGGTTCCTTATCCCCCGCCGGAGGGCGAGAAACCGGCCGAAGAAGTGGAGCCTGGGAGTGCCTACCCGCCGGACATTCGGGAGCCGGAGGTGGCGCCGATTCCGACCTATTCGCCGGAAGAGATCGCGCCAATCCCTACCCCGAAGCCGGAGGACATCAAGCCCATCCCGGCGATGGAAGAAGCGGCCCCTCAAGAGGAAAAGGAGAAACCCAATGGCCCGTGAACTTCATTCTGAATATGGCCCGGAGTCTAAACCCGGTGGCCGGCGCGCTGAGTGTGGCGGGGTTAGTGAAGCGAAGCCTCTCCCGTATGATCCGCCGAAAGGACCGGCCGAACACATGAGGGCCAAGCCGGGGCTCGGCGGGGATAACCATGGCAACAAGGGGACCCAGGGTAAACACTAATGACCGCTGTCCTTGACATCGCGAACCGAGCACTACAGGTCCTCGGGACCCGGACAACTGTGTCCGCGGGTGAGTTAGCTGGCAACACCTCGAATGAAGCGATTCAGGTCAACTTGGTCCTATACAACACCCTCTTCCGCCTACTCCGAATGGCGCCGTGGGATTGTGCAACGAAAACCGCGAATTTGGTCTATATCACATCCACCCCAGGGACCCCAGAAAACCCCGCCGCCCCCACCACCCTCTGGCAGCCGGGCCAGCCGCCGCCGCCGTGGGCCTACGAATACCAATACCCCTACGACTGCATAAGGGCGGTGTCGGTAATCCCGGCCACTCAGACCGGCTTTGCCTCTGGCATCCCGATCACCACCGCTGTCACTGGCGGAGCCCCGAGTTTCTGGCTCGGACCACCGGTGAAGTTCAAGGTCCAGACCGAGTCGCTTTACACCGTCTCTTCGGCCACAGTGGCCGCGCCGGGTTCGGGTCATGTTCCGGGGGAGGTCATAACCCTCCCGAGCTACTCCAAAGACTATCCCGGCTCTTCGCCAATGGGAACCCCGGCCCAGCTCGCAGTCCAAACCACCGATGCCTACGGTGGTGTGGCCACCGTCCTTCCGGTCCAACAAATCTATGGCGGGGCAAATAAAGGCGGTGGGAGCTACTTCTACGGCTATCCCAACCCTGTCCCGCAAGGATCGAGCAACGTCGGCGGCGTTGGGGCCAGTTTCAACGTGGTCTACAACGGGCCGTTTCAGCAACGCGTGGTTCTTTGTAACCAAGAATTCGCTACGCTCAACTACGTCTGCCGGATCACCGATCCAGAACTCATGGACGATCAGCTCCAAGAGGCCTGGGCCCATATCCTCGGCGCTAGGGTGGTCATGGCCTTGACCGGCGATAAGAAGCTGGCCAACTACTCCGTAGGCCTTGGCAACCAAATCATCGAAACCGCCCGAACCGGCGACGCCAACGAAGGCCTAACGATCAACGACATCACCCCCGACTTCGTGCGCGTGCGCGGGGTCGACTTCCCCGAACCTTACTCCGGTCCATTCGGCGGGTTCGAATGGGGCTCCATGTGGCCGATATTCGGGTGAGCCATGTCCGAGCTTGTAATCCAGGCCTCGTTCAACTCAGGCGAATGGTCGCCTAATCTTCATTCGCGGGTGGATGTAGCGAAGTATAAATCCGGCTCCGCTTTGATGCGGAATTGGTTCCCAGACTACCGCGGTGGCGCCAGCACCCGCATGGGGACCAAATGGATCGGGATGGGTTGGGGGATAGTCTACGGCCTCAACGAACAAATCCGGATGGTCCGTTACCAACTCTCCTCGACGGTTGGTTTCGCGTTGGAGTTTGGTCAACAATATATTCGGTTCTACTACCAAGGCGCCCCGGTCCTAGAGGGCGGCATTGGCATAACGGCCACTTACCAAAGTAACACGCTCATTATCGTTGCGCCGAACTGTGGCTACCGCAAGGATGACATTGTTTTCATCTCCGGCGTCGCCGGGATGTCGCAGATCAACAACCGCTACTACCGGATCATCTCGGCCACTGGCTACGGGCAGCTGAGCCTCGGAGACGTGATGGGAAATTGGGTCGATGCCACCGGCTTCCCGGCCTATGGCGGCGGCGGCACCATTCAACGGGTTTACCAAATCTTCACCTTCTATCAGTCCTGGGAACTATCTCAGCTCAAATTCGCCCAAAACGCCAACGAACTCATCATCTGCCATCCCAACCACCCGCCTAACTCCCTCTCCGAGGTCACTCCAACCAACTGGACCCTGGTCCCGATTATATTCGGCTCAGTGGTCCAAGGCCCGCCGATTATCACCTACCAAACCAGCCTTACCTCCGCCGGCTCGACCAACTACGCCTACCAACTCACGGCCATTGACCAGGGAGGGGATGAATCAGGCCCCGGGCCGGTCTTCAACATTGGGCCGATACAGGACATGCGGGTCACTAACGGAACCACCGAGCTTCAGTGGTATGTGACCCCAAACGCCATCGCCTATAACGTTTACAAATCCATGGTGTCCTACACCGGTGTTGTTCCGGTCGGGGTTCAGTTCGGCTACATCGGCCAAACCACCTCGACGTCTTTCGTCGACCAGAACATCGCCCCGGACATGACCATAACCCCTCCGGTCCAGAAGAATCCATTCTCCGGCTCCGGGGTTCAGTCAGTAACCATGACCGGTTGGGGCACCTACACTTACTGCCCCGCCGTGGACGCTATAGGCGATTGCTCCATCCCCGCCAGCCTCGGCGCGGTTCTCCAGGTCACCAGCTACACCATCGCGGCCGGTGGGTCGGGCTACGCGGTCGGCGATTTGGTCATCTTCACCAACGGCCTCCAGCTCCAAGTGACCGGCGTTGGGGGCGGTGGAGCCGTCACCGCTTTCAGCTCCCAATGGTATGCCCCGGCCGCTCCGGGCAGCGTGACCGGCTTCTTCGCCCCGGCCAACCCAATGCCTCAGCAGAGCACATCCGGCTCTGGCTCTGGCGCCTCGGTGAACTCCACTTGGGGAGTGACGGAGGTCATCGTCTATTCCCCAGGCGTCGGCTATACCACCACGCCGAGTATCGTCTTCATCCCTCCAAGCGCCACGGCCAACGCTAACATGGGAGCGACAGGCACCTACCCCACCGTCCCGAGCTTCTTCCAACAGCGCTCCGTCTACGCGGCCCCGCCCGCGAGCCCGGCCACTTTCTTCATGTCCAGGACCGGGAACTACACCGATTTCGACATCTCCGTCCCCGTCCAGGCCGATGATGCCGTCACTGGCACCCTGGTTTCCGGAACTCTAAATTCCATCAAATCCATCGTTTCGGCCACTTCGGGCATGATTATCCTAACCGACTTCGCAACCTGGATCGTCAACGGCGGGACCTCTGGCATAGCCGTCACTCCGAGTTCCGTCGTTGCCAACGCCCAGAGCTATGTTGGCGCCAACGACATGCCGCCGATAGTGGCGAACTATGATGTTCTATACGTCCAAGAGAAAGGTGCCCAGGTCCGCGATCTCGCTTATAACATCTACTTCAACGTGTTCACCGGAACTGAAATCTCCATCCTCTCCAACCACCTCTTCTACGGCTACCAGCTCGTCGAATGGGCCTGGGCCGAAGAGCCGTTTAAGATGGTCTGGGCCGTTCGGAACGATGGCTCCATGCTCACCTTATCCTTCCTAAAGGAACAGGACATCGTCGGCTGGTCGCAGCATAACACCAACGGAATATTCCGCTCGGTCTGCACCGTCACCGAACTCTCTAACGGAGTCTATGTCGATGCTATATACATGGCTGTGGAACGATATATTAACGGGCAGTGGGTTCAACAGATTGAGCGAATGGCTGACCGAGTATTCCCTACACTATCAGATTGCTGGTGTGTCGATTCTGCAATCGAATACAACGGAGCCCCGGCCCAGACCTTCTACGGTGCCAGCCATCTCGGCGGTATGTGGGTCTCAGGCCTTGCCGACGGTAATGTCATTCCCTCTTTCGTCATGCCTGGGAGTGGCACTTTTACCCTATCCGCCCCCGCCAGTAAAGTGATCATCGGCCTGCCGTATAATTGCGACCTCCAGACCCTTCCGATCGATGTCGGGTCTCCGACTATCCAAGGAAAGTTGAAGAAGATTCCGCATGTGGACATGTTGCTGAACCAGACCATGGGCCTTCAGATAGGTTCTAGCTTCAACACCTTAGTGAACATGAAGGACTTGGTAAACGGGGCCGTCTCTTCCGGCCTCACCGGCCAATCGGTCCAGACAGTAAACGGCCTATACTATGGCCACGCCAGGACCTTCCTTGACAACACCTACACCGTCCCAGGCCAATACTGTATCCGCCAAACTCTTCCCTACCCGGCCACCGTTGTAGGCGTCTTCCCGGCCCTGGAAGTCGGAGATGACAAATGATCATAATGGAAATCAACGCCCCGGCCATGATCCCTTGGCTCCCGTCGCTGAACCTATCGGCCGATGGGGAAGCCTTGTTGATTGACTGCGCTCGGGAATCGCGCCCGCTGATCATCGGTTGGGCCGGTGAGGATTTCCTCGGTTTCGCCGGATTGATCCCACCGACCTTTCTCTCCGGCGAGGCTTATCTCTGGTTCCACCACGCCCCCGCGGTCCTTGACCATCCGATCGCAGTGATCCGAGCGGCCAAGGCGTTTGTTGCGCAAATGCGCCAGCGCTATCCTCGCATAATCGGCCATTGCGTCAGTCCCTCATCCAGGCGTTTGGTTGCGTCCTTCGGAGCTAAGGTCGACGGCGACACATTCGAGATCATGTCATGGCCGACCCATTAACCGCCATAGCCACCCTAGGCGTCGGCGCCATTGGTATGGGCGCCACCATTGCTGGTGGGGGTCTTCAGGCGAAAGGCGCGATGCAGCAGGGCATCGCCACGCTCAAGCAGAACTACTACCAAGCCGGTGTCGCCCGAGTCAATGCCAGCATCGCCGAACAGAACAAGGAATGGTCGCTTAATCAAGGGGAACTCCAAGCGCAGCAATACGGCATCGGCGCCAGGGAGAAGATGGGCGCCATCCGCGCGGGCCTAGGGGCCTCGGGCCTAGACGTGCGAACCGGCTCAGCCGCCGATGTTCAGAAGTCCCAAGATGTCCTCTCCCACACCGACCTCGCTACTATCCGCTCCAACGCGGCGAAAGTGGCCTACGATTACGATGTCCAGGCGCTCCAATACGAAGACCAAGCGAAGCTCTACGAAATGGCCGGGACCAACGCCGCTTCGGCCGGTCAAATCAACGCCCAAGCCTCGACCGTCGGCACAGTCGCCAACGTGGCGTCGAAATGGATGCAGGGCTCGCAGGTGGGCATGTTCTCGCCATCCAACATATCGGCCGGGTTCTCTGACATCACCAGCACCGTCGGTGTCGCAACCGGCATCGTCAGCCCATTTGGAAACATGTAAATGGCCCAAGTTCCTTACTCCCCCGTCCCGACGGTATCGCCACAAGATCGGCCGATTCCGTATCGCGAAGAGAATGTCCCCATCGCGGCCTTTGGCGGCGCCACCGCTCAGGCCCTCCAACACCTCGGCGAGGTCGATCAAAGGGCCGGGACCGAACTCTTCGATCGCGCGGTTGCTATTCAGCAAATGGACCAACAAGCCCGCGCGAGCGAAGCAGTCTCCGGCTTCGTTACCCAACTCGGCTCGGCGACCGAAGAATATCGCCAGCTCACCGGCAAGGCCTCTGCGGATGGCTACCAACCCTACATCGACGGTGTCAACGCCCTCCGCGAGCACATCCGCGAGTCCCTGACCTCGCCATTCGCCCGCCGGGCCTATGACATGGAATCCCGCCAAATGATGTCCAGGGCCGTTTGGTCGGCCTCAAGCCACGCGGCCGATCAGCAGACGGCCTACCTTAAGCAGGTCTCGAAATCTGCGAAAGATGCGAACATAAACTACATGCTCGCCAATCCAGAAGACGATGCTACTTACAAAAAGGCCCTCGAAGCGGCCCCTGATATCATCCGCGGCGATGTCACATACCACGGCGCCGATGAGGATACAATCAAACAGGCCATTACCAGCTATCAATCCAATCTAACCCGAGCCCGCATCCAAGGCCTCGCCAAAACCAAACCCCTACTCGCTAAGACCCTCCTCGACAAGGCCGCTGCGGATGGGAACATCCAAGGCCAAGACCTGCTCGATATGACCAACTATGTTCAAGGCCAGATGCACTCTCAGGGCTCGCAGCAGCTCGGCACTCAGATTGTGAGCGGTGATCACAACCGTCTCGGCGATCGAACTGATATTGACATGGGAATGGCGAAGAGGGTTGTAGGCGGTGGTGAATCGGGCAACAGATATGAAGTTCCACACCGACCAGTTCCCTCCGGACCACACAAGGGAGCGGTGGCTCAGGGCTACTATGGAGTCATGGACTTTCACTTCGGCCAGAAGTCAGGGGATGATGATTGGCCAGTGGAAGCTGGCCTGCCCCACATGACCCCGCAGCAATTTGTGCAAGACCATGACGCCCAGGACCGAGTCTTCGAGTTCAAATTCGGCCAGTTCTTAAAAAACCACAACGGGAACTTCAACGAGGCCCTTCGAGACTGGTTCGGCCATGGGCGCTCGGATGGTTTCACATCATGGGAAGATTACAAAACCAGGGCCAACGCCCGCCTTGGTCGGGAAATGTCTGGATCAACTCTTGGCGATATCGCTAGACAACGGGCTGGGGAACAGATGCCCGGCGACGAGGCCTTTGCCGAACTGACTCGCCAGAAGGTTGAAACACAGCACTATAGGGACATCCGCGACCAGAGGGAGGACGAGATTCGCCTCAAGATGCCAATCGATGACGCTATGGCCCCGAGTCCAGATGGAAAGGTAGTCACATCGCCAGAGGAACTGTTCGTCAAGAGCCCAGACTTACAAGATAAATGGAACCAGCTCAACCCCCATGATCGGAAGACCTACCTGCATGAAATGGAGGTCAACGCTAGGCAAGGTGGTTATGGCTACACGCCCGAAGGCGATGCGGAGTTCCAGCGCATTATTGGTGTCATGAAGGACCCAGATCGGTCGCCTGAGGAATCCGACGCGGCCGTTGGTATCAACATCATGTCCCTCAAAATCCCTTGGGTGCAGAAAGAGCAGCTCCTTCGGGCCCGTGAGCAGCTCATGAAAACCCGCGAGGCCGAGCCGGACATGAAAAAGGCGATGCAGGTCCTCATGCTGAGGGGTGTTCTCGACGACGCTGGACTAGAGCGGGGTAAGCTCGACTCCGACGAGCGGAAGGAATACAACCGGTTTGAAGGGGTTTTCTACCAAACCCTCCATGACACTCAACACGACCAGAAGAAGCCGTTAGCAGATGATGAAATCGAGGACATGGGGAGACGGCTGACGCAGCAGGTCAAGACCAAACAACCTGCGTGGTTTGGGCTTAGCACTAAAGAGGTCGACACGCCAGCGTATAAGGTCGAGCCAGACGCTGATCAACGAGACATTATCATCGGTGTCTGGAAGAAGGCCCATGCTGGTTTAGTCCCGTCCGAATCGGATATCAGAAACACCTTCATCGCCGCTCAATACACCTCCATGTATGGCAAGAAGAAGGCCAAGCCGAGTGAGTGATCCGACTTTAGACGATTACCAAACTGCTGTAACCGGCCTGTCGGGTGAGGCCCGGGCCGCGATCATGGGCTCGGCCAATGACAACCCGGAAACCGCGGCCAAGGCCTATCGTCTATCACAAGTGGCCGATTCCCCGCCAGAGACTACTTTCAAGAATTTTGATGAATTTAACAAACAGATCAAAGCGCGGATGGCCGGGGACATTGTCTCCAACAACCCCATCCTTCAGGAAATGGTCCGTGAGCATCCGCTATTCGGATCAATGGCCAATGACGATCTCGGGAACCTAGACAAGCTCACCCGCCAGTCGCAGGAAACGGCCCAAGTAGTAAACGCCTTGAATATGACGCGCGATGCCGCCAAGACCGCGGGTGAGGTGTTCAATCGAGCATATGGCGACGAGGCTTATGGGTCCTGGTTGCAGGAACCGGGCGGATTCTTCGACAAACACCGCCTAGCGTGGTCGTTGGCCGGGCTGATGGCCACACCGGCCGAGATGGTATGGCGGGGCACGTCGGCCGCGATCGAAGGGGCGGCTGGTGGCGCCGGGACCATAGCCCAAGAACTCCACGAACAAATATCCCACGATCCTGAAAGGGCCGCGCAGTTCGGCCGAGCGGTAGCTGGCGTGGTTGAATACCTTCCCTTGCATCAAGGGGAAGGCCTGCCCGAAGTTCTCCACGAAGGTCGGCCGCTTACATTCCACGAGGCCGCTCATCCCCGTCCGCCGACCCCGCTCGAAGAAGCCTGGAGGGCCGGATCGCCATGGTTTGAGGCCGGTGTTGAACCGCCCCGAGGCGTTCATCCGCTGATCGACCAAGCGAAGGCCCAGATCAACTCCGACTCCCTCGACATCCTCAACCGCGACCTCGAAGCGGCCCAAGATTCCTACCTTAAGGAACGTGACCCAGAGACTTTCAACAAGGTCCTCGAAAAGCGCTATGCTGATCGACACATCTTGATCGATGGCGACGCCGTCGCGGCCCTTTACGAAGGCAAAGAGCCTCATCAAGACGACGGCCTTCTCGGTTGGGTTCCAGACATCCAGGCGAAGCTAGCTTTAGCTCGTGAAACCGGCGAACACGTGGCCATTCCGATGAAGGACTGGCTCACCAACGTCGACCCGGCCATCGCCAAACTCCTCAACGATGACATTCGCATGTGGGCTGGCGGGGTCTCCAAGCGCGAGGCTATGGAGCCTTGGGAACCGAAGCTTCCAATCGATGCCCCATTGGCCCAGGTCCGCGGAGCCCATTCGCTCGAACCTATATGGGGCATGGGCGATCGAAGGGTGGATTTGGTTCGAAGGGAGGAAAAGCCACCGCTTACCGAAGACGAAGTCCTCGACCGCGCTCGGCAACGTGCTTATGACGAAGGTGGTTATTGGAACCGAATGACCCAAGCGGAGCGCGACCAATACATCGCGGATGCGAGGGAAGAGGCCAAGCCCACTGAGGGCTGGCACCAATTCACCCTCAACGACGAGGCCGGCAAGGCCGTCGGCTTCCTGACCCTCAGCGAACATAACGCAGGAAAGGAAGTCTTCGTCCAACTTATTCAAGGCTTCGAGGGCCATGACATTAACCGCATGGGCCCGAGTTTGATGAACCACCTACTCGGCCAAATCGCCGAGGAATTCCCCAACGCTGATTGGCTCTCCGGTCATCGAATCACTGGCGCCAGGGCCAAGGCCGGGACTGTGATGGAGCCCCATGCGTGGCCGCGCATTGACCTCAACAAGGTCCGCGAATACAAGCGCGGCGGGGTGCCATACGGGATCGATATTACCGGCAACATCGTTTCATTCAAAGGCATACTCAAGGGCGGCCAGTGGGTTCGCTACCTTCCTGGCATTGACACCTACCTCACCCCAAGGGACCTGATCCCTGAGGAACAGCGGCAGTATATTGACATAGTTAACCAAGAAGGCCGCAGGCTCGCACCGAAAGGGGTTGAGATCGGGCCGGCGACTGTCATTGTAGGGAAAGGCGTCACCGGGGTCCCTGGTAAGCAGCGCTTCTTGGGCATTCAGGCCCATGACCACGCTGCCCTTTCATCCATCCTCTGGTCCCTGACCGGCCCGCTTGAGCATGGCGGATGGGGATGGTTGGGTAAGGAAGGAGCCCTTTGGACCATTCGCCATGAGGTAATGCACCACCTTCGTCAGGCCGGGTTTATCCAAGACGGCGAATGGGCGGCGTTAGAAAAGGCCTCGATAGATAATGGCTGGCAGGACCAGTTCGATATCCACAACCGCTACTCGACCGGTTCGGTCGAGGCGAAGCTGGAGGAATCGATCGTCGAGGCCTTCTCGCAATGGCGCCAGAACAAGGACCTATTCGCGAAAGAGTTCAAGGACTACCCCCTCGCGAAGCAGGCCTTCGTTCGATTGGCCGAATTCCTCGACCGGATTAAGGATCGGATCGGGCAGCTTCTCGGTAGAGAACCAACCTTTGAAGATGTCTTTCGGCGGATTGATCGAGGCGAGGTCGGCCGGAGGAAGCCAACCGCTGGAATGGAAGCGCCAACCGAGGTCTGGGGCCAAGCACCGGAGGTCGGCCCTTCCATTCCAGACTTCCACAAGCAACTCGACCAACTCACTGCCACGGCCGGTGGTTTGGATGTCAAATCCTTCGAAAGACTCCAGCAGCTCCTGGACAAGCGCTTCGCCGATGACATCGAGGTCGCCAGAAAGCGGGCCGATCGGGAGCAGAAGAAAACCCAGACCATGGAGTGGAAGTCCAACCTCCGCGATGTAACGCGCGAGTGGGACGAGAGGCTCCGCGATCGGCCGGATATGGCCGCCGATTTGTTCTTCAACACCGGCGAGCTAGGCGGTGTCAAGCTTCCGAAGAAATACCGAATCTCTTCCGAGGACCTAACGCCTGAAGAAAAGGCCGCGCTACCGGCCAACTACGTCTCAAAGACCGGCCTTCCGATTGACCAGCTCGCGAAGATGTTCGGGTTCCCGAGCAGAGCAGGGTTGATCGAAGCCCTGACCCGAATGAAAGCGGCCCGCGGGGAGATGTCCACCCTCGACTATCTCGGCAAGTTGGTAAGACAAAACGCCGAGAAGACCATGGCCCAACGGTTCGGGGACCTTAAAGACAACATCATGGAGGCCGCCCACGACCAAGCGCTCTCTGACACGCAGATGAACCTAATCGCCGAAGAATACTACGGGGCCGCGAGCCTCGCCAAGACCACCCCGGCCATAACCAAAGAAGCAGCGCTTCAAGCGGCGAAAGATTACTTCGCTGGCCTTCCGGTTTCTTCTATCGATTCCCACAAGTTCAAAGACACCCTGGCCCGCCATGGCCGAGACGCCGAACGCGCGTTGATCGCCAATGACCCCGCCACCGCCTTAGTTTCTCTTCAGAAGAAAATGTTCTCTTCGATGATCGCCAAGCTGGCGATGGAACATGAAGCGGACATGAAGCGGTTTATGAGAATCTACAATCAGAATAAGAAATTCGACCAACCGGGAATGCTTCCGGAATATAAGAACTGGGTCCAGCGCATTCTCAAACAAACCGGCCTAAAAGTCTCCCGGTCCATGTTCGACATTGATAAAGAAATCGCCGCTGCGAGTGAGAAGAACCTCGCCGATTTCATCGCTGCGAAGAAAGCAATGCTCCGCGACATCCCGGTCTGGCCGGAACTCTACAACCCAAGTTGGCAGAAGTCCCTCAATGCCCTAACGACGGAAGAATTCAACGCGGTTTACAACTCCGTTAGGACCCTCAACTGGCACGGCCGGAATGAGATGAAGGTCATTGTCGCGGGGGAGAAGTATGATTTAAGCAACTTCAAACGCG